TTACTGCTTACACTGTAAGAACGCCGCAAACTCCGCTCCCCAGAAGCTCATCCGTATTTCACACAGCGAACCGTGCAACATCCAGATGATGAGGATTGCCGTCACGCAGAACGTGATGGCCGTAAGCGATTTTTGCGACATAGCACTTGCTCCTTTTCCGGAGAGGCGCTAACCTTTCACTTGTCAAGGTAATGCGGTTAGGGCCTCGGTTAAACAGAGATGTTTTCCGGGGCCTTTCCACATCTGGCCTTCGGGTATTCCCTCCGACCATCAGCCGAAAGGCACCCGCGCGTAATCTATCGTTTTTTTGTTACTCCGGCAATTCTGCCTGTTAATTCTGAGGTAAAGGCAAACTCATCTGATTGTTTCCCCTGTGTGAAGCTGGCAGCTCATGCCACGGGATACCTTCTGAAGAGTGGATGCCGGAGGCGTGTTTCGATGTGAATTTATGGAAAGCTTCCAGTGTTGAGAAGCATACGCCGCATTCCAGGTTGTTACACTGGTAATACTTTTGCCGCACGGTGTTTGAATCATTTTCCGGACGACTGGTGCGGATACGGGCAGATGCGCCACAAAGCGGACAACGGAACATAGCGACCTCCCTTAACGTAGTGCTGTCGCTAGTTTAGGCTGAACTTGCTCAGACTCCAACTGATAGTTCGTTTTGTTTACTGATGCCGTAGAAAGGTCTCTTAGCAAGAATAACCCCAGTTTAACACTGGGGTTGCTTGCAACAGAGCGTCAATTTTTAAGAGCACTGATACAGAAAAATTGCATGACATTTTTCTTTATTGATTTAAATAAGCTAAACATTGTGACAGGTTCAAAGCTAGTTAACTCGATGAATTCCTCTCTCATTTGAGAAAGTAACAGCTGACGTACTGATTCAATTTCTGCTGTTTGTTTTCTCAAATATCTTGAGAAAACAAGTAGTTCATCAGCTGTTTTGTTTTGGCCATTTATAAACGTAACAGGTTGCCCTAGCTTAGATATGAGAAAAAATTGGTTAATTTTATCAAGTAATGGTGGAATTATTTTTTTCCATTCAGCCCATTCTTTTTCACGATGAAACTCCAGACTGTGCTGACATGTTCTTAGTTGCTGTATATCAATCGCCCAGACCTCACTCTCATCGAGGCAATCTTTCCATTTGCTAATTACATTAATGTCAAATTTTTTGTTCGGTAGATAATTATCTTTGGCGTGCGCTTCCAGTATAGAGGCAAGAGTACCTGTATATTGCATCAAATTGGTAGATGCTCGGTTTACTAGCTCTGATATTCGATCTAGTTGAGTTGTTCTAATCTCAAGTGCTTTCTTTTTACGTTCATTTCGTAAAGCAAAATATGCAGCAAGGCAGACTGCAGCAACTGTGGCTGCTGGTGCGATAAAAATTTGCATATTCATAACATGGATCCTTTGACATGGCATTTATGGGGGCTATTTCAGCAGTAATCATTTGTGTGTAAATTTGTTTGCTACAAATTAACATATTCTAATGTAAGGCTCTTCTGATTTTGACACCGGGTAGGCTGTCAGATTGGTTATGATTCTTGCTGTAAGCGCGTTAGCAAATGTCAGGGCTAATGCATCTAAGTTGTTTACTCTGTTTCTGCTATCCATTCCGGGATTTTGGCTTCAAGCTCAAGCTGCGTGGTAAAGCCACTGTTATCAATGGTGTGCTCGGCTTTTGCAATGATCCAGTCCTGATTATCAATCTCGCTTTTAAATCCTGTTACCGTGCCATGCATTTCGGGGTAGAGCTCTGCTCGTCCACGTGCCAGCGTGATGGAAAATGATGCGGCTCCGCGTTGTAGCTGCTGCCACTTTGCCGCCGCTGCGCGTCTTGCTGCCTGCTCGTTCTGATAAGTTTTGCGTAACACAAACACGTTGCCTTCCGCACCTTCCATATAGTCACCTTCACGGCTGCTGCTTTTCTCTTTTTTCGGTTTGCGGCGTTTCACGCTGACTTTTTTCTTTTTCCCGTAATTAAGATCAAGCCAGTAGGCGCGTACACCCGTATACGCCTCGCGGTCAGCAATGCGGAACTGATGGCGATCGCCGCTGCTGCGTGTAATGGCGAACGAGGGCAACGGCTGGCCCTGTGTGTTCACGCCACCACCGGGCATGATGAATAACAGATTGCCGCTTTTTACCGTGGTGATTGCGCCCAGCATTTCCGCCATGCGCGTAAGGAAGGACATATCGCTTTCTTCGGTCTGGTCGGCGTGGTCGATTTCGATATCCATCAGCATTTCGCTGATTTGCGGTTTCAGACCATACCGATGAGCGATGGCGGATACCACACGCTCAACGGTCACATCATGCCAGGACACCTCACGTTTAACGTTAAATTCATCCCGAAAATCTGCGCTTCTGGCTGAAACAGTCAGCCTGTCCGGCGGTCCTTCGTGAGCGATTTCATCAACAATGTAAGTGCCTTTTTCTGTCAGCGGTTCCCCTTTCCAGCCAATGAGAACCGTCAGACGCGCGCCCCGTGGCGGTAGCTGCAACTGGCCATCGGCATCATCCAGCGTGATGGTGAGCTGGTCCGCCTCAAATCCCCGGTTGTCGGTCAGTGACAGGCTCATCAGGCGTTCTGCCACGCCGGACAGCGTTTTACCCTCGGCGAGAATATCAAAATCCGGCATTTTCACGGGTTCTGTGCCCTGACTGAGCAATTGCATGGTGGTGTCGGTCATCTGCTCCCTCCCTGTGTGGCATGGTCGCATGTGCGTGCGGAGGGGGTTACTGCTTTTTGTTGTCGCCGTGGCGGGAGAACGGCGCAGGGGTGAGATTACGCACGTGGTGGGTGATGATTGTTGCTGAATCATTTAACGGATACAAGGGGCTGAAGCTATGAGTGAAACTCGTTTTCATGGTGCCCGTGTTACGGAAAATACCGACCTGGTAACAGCGATTAACGATGTTGATTCCAGCGTTATCGGTATCGTGGCAACGGCGGATGATGCGGACGCGAAGCTGTTCCAGCTGAACAAGCCCACACTGCTGACCCGCGTCAATGACGTGCTGGGAAAATGCGGAACAACGGGGACGCTTTATCGTGCGCTTAAGGCCATCGCAGACCAGGTGAGCACAAAGGTGATCGTCGTTCGTGTGGCTGAACACAAAGAAGAAGACGAAAAGACGCAGGATCAACTGGTTATCGGTGGTTCTGAGGATGACGGCAGCTATACGGGGATGTATGCGCTGCTTGTTGCAGAGCAGGATGAAAGCATCGGATACCGTCCGCGTATTCTGGCCGCGCCGGAGCTGGACACGGAGGCGGTGACAAAATCCCTGTGCGTGATTGCGGGTAAACTGCGCGCATTTGTGTATGCCTCATGTCACGGCTGTAACACGATGGCTGAAGCGATTACCTACCGCCAGAAATTCAACGAACGTGAAGTGATGCTCTTATGGCCGGACTTCATCGCCTACAACCCGAAAAGTGGCGAAAACGAAACGTTCCCCGCGCCTGCTTATGCGTGCGGCCTTCGTGCGTACATTGACCATGAGCAGGGCTGGCACAAATCGCTGTCCAACGTTCCGGTTAAAAATGTGCTGGGGATGTCGAGGCATGTGTTCTGGTCGTTGCAGGCCGAAGACAGCGATGCCAACAGCCTCAACAACAAAGAAATCACGACCATTATTCGTCGCAACGGGTTCCGCTTCTGGGGCAACCGCACACCGGAAACGAACGCCTACATTTTTGAGGTGTATACCCGAACCGCACAGGTGCTGGCTGATTCAATTGCGGAAGCGCAGTTTGAAACCATCGACAGTCCACTGACGCCTGCGAACGTGAAGGATGTTATCAGTGCCATCAGGGCAAAACTGGATTCACTGGTGACTGCCGGGAAACTGATTGGCGCGGAGTGCTGGTATGACGTGGTGGATAACAGCACCACGGATTTACGTCAGGGGCGTGTGCGTATTCGCTACAAATATACGCCCGTTCCGCCACTGGAAGACATGGAGCTTTACCAGACGTTTACTGATGAATACTTTGAACCCGCATTTGCGGTGCTGGGAGGTGCCTGATGGCTGTGCCAAAACATCTTCGCTTTTTTACGCTGTTTGTGGATGGTGAAAACGAAGTGGGTAAGGTGACGTCCGTCACTCTGCCCAAACTGACGCGCAAAACCGACAGCTACCGGGGTGGTGGCATGATGGGGGCGGTAAGTATTGATCTCGGTCTGGACGACTCCGCGCTTGATGCGAGCTTTGTCATGGGGGGCGCAGTTCGTGAGCTGTTCCTTAAGTATGGCGGCACGATTGACGGCACGCTGCTGCGTTTTGCGGGTGAATACTACACCGATGCAGAAAGCGACCTGTATGAAGTCGAAATGCGCGGACGTGTGACGGAAATTGATATGGGGGAAGCCAAACAGGGCGAAGCCACATCACACACTTACGCCATTAAAAACACCTACTACAAGCTGAGTGTTAACGATCGTCCGTTGTGGGAGATTGACCTGCTGAACTTCATTTACCGGAAGGACGGCAAGGACATTGTGCCCGATCGCATCCGTTCCGCGCTTGGGCTTGGCTGATAAGTAATATGCAGGCGGCGCAGTGCGTCGCCTCTGACTGAAAGGAGTTTCCTGATGAAAGAGACGAAAAACATCGATACCGAAAACACGGTAGTTGCTGACACTGTGAAAGAAACCAGTGAGCGTGGCGTAAAACTTACCCAACCCATTGAGCGAGGCGGCGAAAAAATCACGTATGTGGAGATCACCGGGGCTATTGAGCAGGCTGGATCTCTGCGAGATTTGTCGCTGTCTGATGTGCTGAATCTGAAAGCGGAATCCATGTTTACGCTGCTGTCACGCGTGACATCACCGCGACTGGATGAAGTGACGATCAAAAAAATGGCATCCCGTGACTTTATTCAGTTATGTGTGGTTGCCGTAAATTTTTTGAGCGGTGCGGACTCTGGCGGGAAGAACGAACAGGCGACGGAAGCCTGATCACGGTTGTGTGCTTTGAGCACATAGAAGACTTTGTGGCAGATATTGCCGTTATTTTTAACTGGTCGCCCGCCGAAATCTTCATGATGACGCCCGGCGAAGTGGTTAGCTGGCGTGAGCGGGCGGCACTTCGCAGCGGGAATGCAGACAATGAAGACTCTTGATATCCGGGTCGCTTTCAGCGCCGTTGACAGGCTGACCCGACCTGCCGAAAACGCCCGCCGCCTGATGGGGCAGTTTGGTGACTCCATCCAGCGAACGCAGGGGGCGATCAAAAATCTCGAGCGTCAGGCGCGTTCATTTGAGCGCGCCCGCGACGCTGTCAGTAAAGCGGATGCGGGTATCGTGAAAGCGCGACGCCAGCTTAACGCCCTTAATCAGTTACAACGCACGGGTACAGTGCTCAGCGAAAAACAACAAAAGCTGATGCAGCAGTTAAGCACCCGGCTTGAACGCCTGAATGAATCGCGCACACGGGAAATTCAGAAAATGCGGGAGCTTGGCGGAGAGCTGAAACGCCACGGCATTTCCCTGACAGGCAGCGATAACACCATCCAGCAGGCCATCAGACGCACCGAACAGTACAACAACCAGCTTGAACGCGAACGGCAGGCGCTTGCGCGTGTAACGCGGGCGCGTGAGCGGTATTCGCGCGTGCAGGAAACCGCGGGAAAACTGAAAACAGGTGGTGCGCTGGCAATTGGTGCGGCAGCGGCTGGCGGCTATGCTGCCGGGCGTTTTTTGCAGCCTGCGATCGGGTTCGGCAAAGAGATGTCCCGCGTTCAGGCACTGACGCGAATCGACAAAAACAGCCCGCAGTTTAAGGCGCTGCGTGAGCAGGCGTTAAAACTTGGCTCTGAAACGCAGTTCACCGCAGGCGATGCCGCCAGTGGGCAGGCATTTCTTGCAATGGCTGGCTTCACTCCGCAGGCCATTCAGGCTGCGCTTCCGGGCGTGCTGAGCATGGCAACGGCTGGCGGTATGGACCTTGGCGAGACGGCAGATATTGGCTCAAATATCCTGACGCAGTTCGGCCTCTCCGCTGACCAGATGGACCGGGTTGGCGACACGCTCACCGCAGCATTTACCCGTACCAACACTGACCTTCGCGCACTGGGCGAAACCATGAAATATGCAGGTCCGGTGGCGGGTAAGCTGGGAATATCGCTGGAGCAGGCCGCAGCGATGGCGGGCGTGCTGGCGAATATGGGTATCAGAGGGAGTGATGCCGGGACGGCAATGCGTGCCAGCCTGGCTCGTCTGGCATCACCGCCAAAGGCAGCAGCAGAGGCGCTGAAAGAGCTTGGTGTGGCAGTCTCTGACGCGAACGGCAAAATGCGCCCGATGGAGGATGTGCTGGCCGACCTTTATAAAGCCACCCGCAAATACGGGGAAGTTGACCGGGTATCGTTCTTTAAGGACATTGCCGGAGAAGAGGCTTTCACATCGTTTATGGCGCTCGTTGATGCAGCGGGTGACGGTTCCTTACCTAAACTGAGAAAAGAACTTGAAGGCGCGCGCGGTGAGGCTGAACGCACAGCAAAGGTCATGGCCAACAACCTTGACGGCGATCTGAAATCACTCGGCAGTGCATGGGAAGGGTTGCGCATCCGCATTGCAGATCTGATTGACGGTCCGCTGCGTTCTGTCACGCAGTGGCTCACGCGGGTGGTATCAAGGGTGACGGCGCTGGCGCAGGCCCATCCGGCACTGACGCGCCAGCTACTGATAGCAGGCGGTGCGTTGCTGGCAATGACTGCAACGGTTGGCTCGTTGTCGCTGGCTATTGGTGTGCTTGCTGGTCCGCTGGCAAAACTGCGTCTTGGCTTTTCCCTCCTGACCGGTTCAATGAATGCTGTCAGACTCCTGCCAGCACTATGGGGAATGGTGACGGGTTCCGTTTCGTTACTGGGGGGCGCTATCGGGGCGTTGTTCAGTCCGGTCGGTCTTATCGTGGCTGCGCTTGCCGGAGCTGCCGTTCTCATCTGGAAATACTGGGATCCCATCAGGGCATTTTTTGCCGGGGTGTTCAGCGGGATTATGGAAAGGCTGACCCCGTTGCGCGAAACCTTTGAACGGTTTGGTCCTGTTTTTGACGCAATCGGAAGCGGGATCAGCCAGGTGTTTAACTGGTTTAAATCGCTGTTGTCACCGATGGAGTCCAGCAAGGAAACGCTGGATAAATGTACCAGTGCTGGCGAGATATTCGGTAACGTTCTTGGCGGTGCGTTACAACTTGTTCTGACACCTGCAAAAATGCTACTGGATACGCTGGCGTGGATACTTGAAAAACTTGGCGTCCTTCCGGATGAAGCGGAAAGGGCGCGCAAGAAAATCGAAGACGCACAGCGTGCGGCCATTCTTCAGGACAAGGTTGCCTTACTTCAGGGGGACCTGGCGAAAATCAATCCGCCGAAGCCTGTGGAAAATGGCAATGGTACCGGAGGTGATAAGCCCAAAGACAACAAACCGCTCACAGACAGCAATACCGGTACGCTACGCAGACTCAGCAAAATTGCTGATAACACAGGTAAGCTGGTTGATGAGACGAAAAAACGCATTGGCCCCGGCGATATTGTCTTTAAGAACCTGCCCCGCGCACTTGCTGTTCGTGGGGAGTGGCAGGAGAGGAAGATTGCGCAGGTCAGTAAGCCTGCCCCCGCAATTAATATCACACCCGTGGTTCCGGCTCCGCTGCCTCCGGCGCTGGTCCCTGTTGTTGCGGCCAGCTCCCGCCCGGTGGCGGAGGCCATACGATCGCCAGTGGCATCAGCTCCTGCAACTTCCCGTAACCGGGAGCCTGTTGCCTCCGGATTTGGCGGTGAAATTCATGTTCATCTGCATAACGTTGTTACACAGAATCCCCGCGAACTGGCGAAACTGGTCGGTGAAATGGTCAGGGCAGAATTGGAACGACGCGACCGTGCCGGACGTGGCAGTTTTTACGATAAAGATTGAGGAGTCATGGCCATGATGATGATCTACGGCATGTTTGTTTTTGAGCTGCGCACGTTGCCGCATCAGCAGTTACAGCAAAACAAAAGCTGGCGGCATGTGAAAAATGAACGCGTTAACCGTTCAGCAAGCTGGCAGTATATCGGGGCAGGCGATGATCGCATCGTTCTTTCTGGTGTGCTTTATCCTGAAATTACAGGTGGCGAAGTGTCGCTTTCGTTGCTGACCACGCAGGCATATACAGGACGCCCCTGGCCTCTGATTGATGGTGTCGGGCAGATTTACGGCATGTATGTCCTGACCGGAACGAATACGACCCGCTCCGAGTTTGATCGCTACGGTAAGGCGAAAAAGATAGAATTTTCACTGACCCTTGAACGCTGTGATGAGGATTTGCGGGAGCGCCTGCAATCCTCATCGTTCAGCGATATGCTGTCCGGCTTCAAAGATAAGGTGACATCATCCCTTAACAGCGCGGCCAGTTCAGTTAAAGGGCTGTTCTGATTTAACACAAAAACCGCTAATGGTCAGATTAGCGGTTTTAATGTTTCCTTGCTCACCTTACGTGTTATTGCAAGATTAAATAGTCACGTGATGATTTCGTGTTGCTGATTTTATCTTCAATAACCAGTCCGTATTTTGCGCATTGTAGAGTGTTACGTTGCAATTCTGTGTTCTGCTTATTTGGTGAACAGTAAGAGGAGGCATTTTTACATCGGCATCATCGCCCGTGCAGACCATACCCACGATGGCGGTGCTCACCGTGGTAATGGATCGGGTGCCTTCGTTGACTTCAACAACGCGCCCCCGTGGTGGTAATCCTGAGCCATAAGGCAGTCTCTCCGGTAGTAGAGGGGGGCTGCCTATGTTCTGGTTGATACGAGCAGGATGCACGTTATGTGGTTTGTATGAAAAATGGCACAACGGCGGATACAGGAATCCCCGCAGACGCGGGGATGTATTCAGACTTCTGGTGATAAAGGCCAGACTATATCCGGGGCATCACTTACATTAATATTTTCAAGTAACTCAAGATAATTCAGCATCGCATTAAATCTGGTTGTCTCCATTTCGTTCAACCTGCCAAGCTGTAATTTTGATGGCCATTGTTTTTCATTAATCAGGTTGTTAGCCTCATTAATGCGCATCTGTTTCATCATTTCTGCCTGTTCCACCTGTTCCTCATGGGTCAATGGTGGACGTTCTTCCCATGATGGCTGGTTATCAGTGCCTGCAACCATTTTGTACCCTTCCCGATAACCAAGATAAAACTCCTGATAGACAGCATCACTTACCTCAATACAGTCATCCGGCCACGCATCGAGAGCATCGTAATAATCAGATTTCAGTTCACTGTTATAAAATGCATTTCTTGATGGACTGTAAAAATAACTCATCAGACCCCCTCCGCAATAAACCCAATATTCCATCCACCGTTATCTCCGGTGATGCTCAGAGTAAAGCCAGTTGCAGTAATAGCTGTAATGGCGACACCCTCAACACTCCCACCGTGTGACGAACGGAAAACGGGGATTACGTACCAGCACTGACGGGCAAATGGTGTCGGAAAATTCACCTGATACTCTTTATTCACCACACCAGTTGCCCCGGAAAAATAACTGTTAAAAAACTGCTTCAGCACACCGCCAGTTATTCGGTGATAATTGCTGCCAAATGAAAATTCATCTTCACAAACACCCCGACGCCATAGTGTTGTATTGTCTTTAACCGTATCAGAGCCGCTGAAACGGTGATACATTTCTCCTGCTCCGGTGATGAAAATCTGCGCGCGTCTGTTCTTGTTATACGCAGCCTGAAAACCTGCACCATTCGATGGCACTTCATCTGCATTACCTGAATATGCAAGAAACTGTGAAACCTCACCCATTTCGTAGTTATTTTTGCTACCGATTCCGTATGCTCCCTGTTGCAGAGCACTTTCAGCCTTATCAACTGTCGGTTTAAGTCCCAGATTCTGAATAAACAAAGTCGGGTCAGGAATATCAGCACCATTGCGGTCCTTTGCTAGTCTCGCGCTGGCGTTGTCCATCGCAATTTTTACCGCTTTCAATGTCGCCGCAACATTTTCTGACACGCTGTTTACATCGCTCCCCAGTTGCACCATTCCTTTAACACTCACTGATGCTTCTGGATAATGTGCACTGGTGAACACCTGATTCCACGGTGTTTCATCATCGGCAATTTTCGATAACATGCTGAATCGACAGTACATCTTGCCATCATTAGCGACATAAATTTGTGCACGCCGATTGTCGTTGTAACAGGCCTGGAAACCAGCACCATGTGTTGGCACTTCTGGATAGCCGACAGCTGTACTGTAAGCAAAAAATTGCGATTTGGTTCCCATGGTTTTCAGATAAGCCAGACCAATTCCATAATCTCCTGGCTGAATCGCTGATGCTGCTTTATCAACAGTCGTTTTCAATCCCAGATTCTGAACAAACAGTGCCGGATTGGGAATATCAGAACCATTGCGGTCTTTTGCCAGTCTGGCGCTGGCATTATCCATCGCTATTTTCACTGCTTTTGGCGTTGCAGCGACTGTTTCATCATTGCTTTCCACACCGCTATACAGACGTACAAATCCCTTTTCTGTCAAAGAAGCAGATGGATGACGGCGCGATTGCTCATGAACTTCTATTTGCTGATCTACATACTGGCGCGTCGCAAGCACCACTGACGGGTCGATTTTCAGCGTGATGGCTTCGGTATTCGAGACGACCAGAATCATACGGATGGTCTGGGTACGACCACTGCCTTCCTGTAACTGTGGTTTGTACGTTTCCGGGCAGTTCGCCACCGCAATGAGTACGCCTTCATCATCATAAAGACCTATCTCACGGATCCAGAATCCGCCCTCGTTCTCAGGGATGATTTGCTCCGCAATAATCTGGCTCTGGTTGTTCGGGTCAACACTCAGAAGATTCAGCGGCGCGATGCGTTTCTGGTTAATCAGTTTTGTTTGTGCAGGGTCTGGTGTTGGTAACACACCATTTGCATCACCAACGGCCATTTGCGTCAGATTCAGCTTACTGCCGAGCATCGTCGCGTTAGCCAGTCGTGCCGCGCCCTGATTAGTCAGAATGGCGTAGTATTTCACTGTCATGCGTTTACTCTCAGATTATCAATTAAATGAATGGCCGGGGCAGGAAAATAATCCCCTTCGACAATAATGGACTCCGGGGTGTAGGGATAAACCGTCAGGGCATCGCCGTGATAGCATCCCGTACCAACGAAAATCTTTCCGTTCACACTCAGGCTGATCGTCAGCCCCGTCAGATGGCGACTTACTGGTTTTGCATCCGCAATAAGGCGCTCAAGTTCCTGATACATTTCATCGGTGATGCCCTGATCAAGTACTCCGACAACAATGCGAAATGTTCCTGGCTCCTCGTTGAGTTGCCACCACTCCTTTACTTCAATCAGGTAGCCGAGAGGCTCCACGGCTCTTCGCAGTGCGCTGATGGTCCCTTTGTGTCGGTGTATCAGCCATGCATCACGAATCACCTGTCGCTTTGTCTCTTCCGGCCAGTTGCGATCCCAGCGGTCAACGGAAAACGCCCAGGCGAGATAAGGCAGCAGATGCACCGGGCAGGTGTCCGGCGACCACAGCGTGTTGAGGTCTACCGGAATGTCTGTAATGCGTGTTCCGACGGCTTCGGCACAACGCATGAAATTGCTGGCTGATGGTGGTAACAACGAATTACTCATTGCGTCCACCTTCGCTGATGGTGAATGACTCACAGCGCGCCGCCTGTATGTCGCTGATGGCCATATTCTGTGTGGGTTCGATTATCTCCACGCGTTGCACACCGTGCACATGCAGTGCGGCAGCAATGGCGGACAACGCCACGTCCTGACCGATAAGCCCCTGTTCAGCCAGCCACTTCCTGAACGACGATTCAGCCGCGGCCAGAATAGGTTCGGATTCCGGGCCGGGGTAAAAGTACAGTTTTGCATTCAGCCGCCATGTCACGATTCTGGCGCTCTGTACGGTCAGGCGGTCGGCCACCGGGCGGGTATCCTCTGCATTCAGAACGGCGCGAACGGTATTAAGCAACGCCTCCGTCGCTGTGCCGTCGCCTTCAGTGGACAGGATGGAAACCGTCACATTTGCCGGAGACGGACTGATAGCCCGCGCATCACGCACCAGACCGCTGGCGCTGCGGGCAAAATACTCGTATGCACCTGACGGGCCAGCAACACTCAGGCCGTCGTACGCCCGCTGCGCCCGCAGTCTCAGCGAGGTGTCGCTCTCCATCACCGCGTCGGTGGTATCCGTTGCCGGAGTGATAACCAGGCGCTTTGTGTTCATATTGCCCGCGAGGTTGTCCAGGTCTGTCCCGGCGCTGTGGCTTAACATGCAGGCGCGTGCCCCCTCGTTAACCCGCTGGCGTAACAGCATTTCACGAAACGACATGGTTTGAGCGATAACGTTAAGGGGTTCCGATTCCAGCTCCAGCGCGGCGGAAACGGCTTCACGCTGTTCGGCGGGATAAGCCGCAATCATCATGGCCTTTGTGTCAGCCAGAATTGCTTCAAAGTCAGGCTCCGCGATGATGGCGGGTTCCGGTAACTGTGAAAGGTCAACGGCGGGCATGATTTACTCCCTCAGCGTGATGGTTAATTCAACATTCTGCATGGTCTGCATGACAGTGCCCGACAGCGTCACCCCGGCGCGGCCTCCCGCTTTCCAGACAACGTCGATGGCATCCAGGGCAATGCGGGGTTCCCATCGTGTCAGCGCAATCACGGCAGCACTCATGCATTGCAGACGCGTGGTGTTATTCATGGGTTCGTCAATCAAATCAGGCACAAGGCTGCCATATTCCCGTCGCATAACCCGGCTTGCCAGCGGGGTGGTCAGGATGTCCCTGACTGACTGTTTCAGGTGCTCCATATCGTTCAGGTTTCCCGTTCCGTCCGGGTTCATTCCTGTGTAGCGGGTTGTCACTGCGGGCCTCCTGTCGAATCGCTGCCACCTTTAACGCCACCGTGTTTATGCGTATGCACGGTAATGCCGTTTGAGGTGAAGTTGCCGCCGCTGTGCGTGATATTGCCGCTCATCTTTCCTCCTTTTGTGACGTCAAGCGTCGCCGTTCTCAGAAGGTTTGTGCATTCCACGACGGGCGTATCCAGTTTCACGCTGACGGATGCCTGTAAAGTGGCCGTTTTCATGCCGCTGGCGCTCAGTGCGCCTGCGTCCGCGTCGTAGCGGAACACCGCGCCATCCGGCGCGCTGACCACGATTTCTTTCAGGCTTTTGCCGGGGGCCGGACTGGCATCACTCCACAGGCTGCCAATTATCATGGCGGTTTCCGGGTTGCCGCCAATGCAGGCAATTACCACCTGTTCGCCTGGTGATGGCGGCAGCCACACATTGAAGGCTCCCGCGCGCGTGGTGTTCCAGCGCAGCCAGCCTGTTTCCAGTTCGCCGCTGCGAACGCGCACGCGCCAGGACTTCTCATCAACTTCAGAGATGATCCCGGTGCGGATGATATTGCTCAGCAGTCGCATGAGTTCTGCGCTCACCGTACAGCCTCCGCAATCCGGCCCAGCACCGTGTTATAAATCAGGCGCTCATCTGCCTGGCTGATACCCAACAGCTCACGTACCGGGTAATCGGTGAAAATGCCCGGCGCAACCTGATCGCGCTCACCGAACTGATGAACGCGGGCAATACGTGCGGCCACGCCGCTGTAACCCACCGTCACACCGGAAGCATCTGCACGGGCTTTCAGGTAGCGGGCGGTGCGCAGTTTTACGAACATGGGGACGCGCTTTGTGCTGTCCTGGTTGATGCGCCGGGTGCGTATTTCCAGAAAACGGTCGATGTCATCCCGGTAAAACGTGCGGATATTATTTTTATCCTCATCCCACCCGGTAATGGTTCGCCCGTATTTCCCCGTGTCGTGATGCCAGTTTTTCAGCGTGCGTGCTTCGTTATTCCAGATAAAGCGAATGCGTTCCTGTATCCGGGTTACGCGGCGTCTGCGTGGTGTCCACGCGGTCCCGTCCGGCGCTTTCTGTGACCGGATACGCGCCTGCTGGGCGCGGCGTAAATCCTGTGCCAGCTTTCTGGCGATGTTATTGATGGCCTGCTGATTCAGGCTGTCGCGGATGGCCTCAAAGGTTTCATCCACGCGGGTGAATGCCTTATCCATCGCTTTCACCCCACGTCACATCCTGGAATACATGCGACCAGTCGCCTTCGGAAGATGGCAGGCGGGGTTTTGGCTCCGGCAGGTGTTCTGCCTGCGGCGTGCCCTGACTGCTGCGCGTGATGCGAACGCGTTCCTGCAGAGGGAGCGTAAACAGGAGATCGGCGCTGTCATCGTCATTGATAACGGCGGAGAATTTGATGTCCTGATTACGCTCCGGATTGAGCAACAACTGTGGCTGATTTTCTGATAACCACGCCAGTAGCGGCAGCGTGAGGTCGTCCAGCTCCCCGGCGTAATCCATGACAAACATCACCATCTGATAGCGGTAAACAAACGAGGGCGTTTCTCCGGTCGTTTCAATGTTGCCGCTCTCCACGAAAATGGTGAATTTTTCCGGGTTGGCCTGACACCATCGGCATGAACGGGTCATGGCTTCACGCAGGGAATCAGTTTTCAGCATGGTTGTTGTCCTCGTTGTTCAGTCGTTGCAGTCTGCGCTGTTCCAGTAATTCAATGGCCCGTTTATCCGCGTTACAGGTTTCCAGTGCATCCAGAAGGCGGTCGCCCCATATACCGAGATTTCCCCATGTGGGAGTATCAGGGAAGGGGGGAGGTATTACTGGTATGGTCAGCGTCTGCGGTATAAGCCGGACTGACGGCGCTGGCCGTGGCGCGTTCTGCGTGCCTGCGCAACCTGTCAGTAAAACGAGCGTCAGGCAAAGCGTGGGCGCATTCATCTTTTGCAATATCGTTGCGTAGCTGTTCACGTCTTGCCTCTCCGTCCTGATTGCGTTGCTGATTTTCCACGCGGAGTTGCGCCAGCACCTGCTGCATATCCTGTACCCCGGCGCTGATGATATTCAGGGTGTCGGCGGTACGTTTCAGGGTGCTGGCCTGCGCTTCGTTTCTGGCGTTCTCCCGGCCCAGCGACCATGACAGACGCATGGATGTTCCCCATGCGGCAATCAGAAGGAAAGCGACACCCAGCGTGGGCCAGAGCTTCATGCCGGATAGGCTCCGTGTGGTAACTGAAAATGCGGTCCGTCTTTCAGGGTCTTCCAGTCGCCGCCCCATTCCACCGGAATATTCAGCTCCCGGCTGGCCTGTCTGAATGCTGCTGCGATTTTTTCGTACAGCGGCCATTCCCATGACACCTGGCTGCCGATATAAGCCACAACATCCACGGCATGTCCCGTAAGGTGGCGGCTGTTCATGGTCTGGCTCTTACCTGTGGCCACAAGTTGCTTCTGGCGGTAACGGCTGCGCAACCCTTCGGTGATACCAAAATCCACTTCCGAAATTTCCAGTGCCCGTCGGGTCACTTTCACCAGATCAGGATTTACGCCCTGCAAATTCTTTTCGCTCCGACTGCTGAATTTAAATGTGTTGCTCATTCGTCCTTCCCCTTCACCCTGCGATTAAAGGCCGCAATAACCTTGTCGCGTGCTTTCTCTGCGCCCATAAAACCGATTGATGCGCCGATAAACGTCACGGCATCTTCAGGAAACCCGAAGAAGCGCAACGACCCGGCCACGGCCATGGCAAGAACGCCGCACGCCAGCGATCCCGTTACGGTCTGAACCAGTGTTCGTCCGTCATAAAGACTCATCAGCGCGGAAATGCTGACCGCCGCGCCTACTGCATACACCGTTGGCAGGTGGTCAAAGAGCCACGCAATAACCTGCTCTGTGATCCCTGTTTGAATGGTGCTCACTGCTACTCCCCCCACAACTGAATCATTTCTCGTTTCTTCTTCTCCGGCTCCGGCATCTCCACGTCCTGCCCGGCGTCCAGAAATACCTGCTGACAGAGTCCGGGGTTGGCATCCAGCACCTTTTCGGTGACGCCCTGCGTCGTGCCGTAGTACCGGAAACAGAGCGAATCCACGGTGTCGCCTTCCAGTGCCTTCACTTTCATCAGCACAGCTCCGCAAAAATTCGCGGGCGGCGCAGAATGTCAGAGATGGCCCAGCTCACATCGCGCCACAAATCCGATGTCTGTATATCCAGTGCGTCCGCCCGGCGGTCGCCCTTATCCGTTGTGTCCGCATCGCGGTAACGCTCCAGAATCAGGGCGCGCGTGGCGGTATAAACAGCATTGCGCCAGTGCCAGAGATTGACGCTTTCTCCGTTAATTACGGGTGCCGGAACATCGGCCAGCGTCAGATGGCCAGCTGCCTGCTGTTCCTGCTGCCATGCTTCCAGCTCGCGGGTAACGTGTGCCACAGCCCCGGTGGCAGTATGTAGCAGGCGGGAGGTGGTCACGCGGCCCGGCAGTCGTACCGCCAGACGCAGCTCGCGCAGCACAATATCCGGCCAGAATGCACCCGCTGAAATGCGGGTATCGCCATCATCGGTATCGGTGATGTCGTCCTCTGCGGGTCTGGGTTCAGTTCTGGCAACCATACTCATGGGGTTCACTCCTGAAAAAAATCGGGCGGTGGGTGCGCGGTGTAAACGGTCACGGAGTCAAACCGGAACACCGCGCACGCCGCCCGCTGACGGGGTCAGTCGTTAACCGCGCTTCGCCTTCTGCGTCGCGGTGGTTTTTCGTGTTGCAGGCTTCCGCGTTGTCTTTTTACTTTTGCTGCTTTCGTCCTGCGTCTGCTGTGCGCTGGCGTCTTCTGGTGCGGCTGCGGAATCGGCTTTTTTCAGGGCGCGGGAAAGGGTTGCAATCTCGCGTTTCACACCTGCGTTCGGGTTCAGGTGCATTGCTTCGCGCAGCAGCTTCAGTGACAGGGCCATGCTGTCCGTATCACTCAGGCCACGGCGGGCAAAGGCGCACGCTTTGCATAATTTGGCGCGCACTTCGTCCGGCATGTCCTGGTCGGTGACAATCTCCCGGAGGGTGTCCAGTGGTTCGATAAAGGCGGACAAATCCGCGTCGGCATCCGTCCCGGCCTGCGTCAGTACCGGATTACAGATTTCTTCGGTCAGTACCGTGGCAGCAGTACGTCCAAAGTTATCCGGCATGATGAGGTTGTGACGGACCACATATGCACCAATACGCAGCGCCAGCGGAAGATCGCCGCAGTCAATCGCCCAGACCATCAGCGTGGCAATCACTTCATCCTGCTGCCCGCCGTCAGCCTCCAGCGTTCCCTCAATCCAGCCGGAAAAGTCCGGCAATAACTCTTTTTTGATGGCGGCTTTCGCGCTTCTGGCCTGTACGCCCTTAAGCCGGGCCTGTGCCAGACGCAGACGATACAGCACCTCTTCATGCGCGGTACGCGCGGCGTGGTCCACGCCTTCATTCGCCCGGCCTGCGCGCTGTGCCATCACGTTCTGCCAGTGTTGCTGTGCAGGAGTAATCATTTTTTCTCTCCGTTACAGGCGGGCATGATGCCCGCCGTGAGGTGATTAGCTGTCGGCGAACTTCAGGCCAGTGACCATCGCGCACTTGCCATAGTCTTCAACGACATAAGCGTCATTGATGGACTGGTAGGTGGCGATGCGGTTGTATTCCGGCTCGTCTTTCATCAGGCGACGCATTGTTCCTTTCTGCCAGTAAATTGACAGGTTGTTGAACGAGGTGATCAGCATCGTTGCATCCGGGAAGAACGGCGCAAGGAATACATCCAGCCCGCCAATGGCGCGCGATGACAGGATGAGCTGTCCGGCAAGTAATTCCGCATTGGGATTCTGGCCGCTGATGCTGTTCAGCACGGGCAGACGCAGCGAGTTAAACAGGTTGCGCCCCATAATCACCACGAGGTCGTCAGCTTCCTTGTGCCATTCATCCAGCAGGGATGAGCGCGCGTCCTGTACCAGTGCATCAGCGTTCGCATATTTACCCGCGTGCGCCACGGTGTTGTCCATGTTGCGGGAGGTCAGCGTTACATCATTCATAACGCGCTCGCTGGCGTCGGTTCTGATGTGCTCCAGCCATCCCACGTTAACGTCCTGAAGCAGCTTGTTAGTGCTGAAGTTGGACTCATCTGCGTGAGACGTGCCGTTGAAACCGATCATGATGCGGTCAAGCGCCACCTGCCGGGCAATCTGTGTGCTGACGCGGGACTGAAAATCAGGGTGTGCCGCCCAGGCATCAAGCTGCGGATACGAAATAAACGTGTCGTAGTTCACCTGTTCGCACTGGTATTTGCGGTTTTTCAGATCAACCACGTTATTCGGGTTACGGCGTTTTGTGCCGTCATAACTGGTATTCGTGCGCGCAATCGGCCCGGTGGTGTCCAGGAGGATTTTTTCGCCTTTCTGGTCAGTCACACCGAACACGTTAATTTTTTTTGTAAATTCAGTGCTCTCCTTTACTGCGTTTTCAAAACGCTGCTGCACCGAGGGTTCTACGGTAAATCGCGATACCAGTGCAGATACCGGGATATTGTTAAGCGACGCCTGCTGCGCCATATAGCAACCCAGCTTGTTGCGGGTAATATCTGACATCACCAGATTCATAAAAATTTGCTCCTTTGTCTTATCAGAAGTCAGCCAGCTGGTCGGAGGCTGCGCCCGTTGCGGTGAAGCGGTTCTGCGGATCGCCGTCCTGCGTGCGCAGTTTTTCCTTCAGTGCTGTCAGCTCTGTGGTCAGTGACGTGATTTTCTGGCGGTCCTGCTGATGGCGGGTTTCCAGCACATTAAAACGGTCGATAATGTCGGCCTGTGACGTTGCGACGCCTTCCACCGCTTCCTGAATACGGGAGAAACTGGCGTCATCCGCTTTGCGGCCACGACCAATAATCCCCATTACGCGGTTAAACCACTGGGTGCCTTCTTCCTGGCGTTGTTCTGCCATTTCGATGATTTCAGACTCGATGGCTTCGGAAATGAGCGGTGCTTCACCCTGGACACTGTTGAACGTCATCACCGCCTGACGTTGCTGTGCCGTGAATTTCAGGCGCTCAGTGCCCAGGCTTGCCGGGGTGTCGGTCATCGCCAGCCCGACCAGATAGGCGCGCCCGTTAACGGAGAACTGCGGGTGCAGTTCGATACTGGAATAGATTTTCTTGCCGTCCGCGACAAGCTGCTTCATGCGCTCGGTCGGTTCGATTTCTGCATACAGCGCAGTACGTCCGGCCAGCGGACCTTCCGTAATGTCTTCCGTACTCAGTGCGGTGACATCGCCCATTGCGGAAAATTCGCTTGACGGGCATGGCGAGAGATAGTGCTCAACGTTCACGCGGGCAGCGTAAACATCCGGGTTGAAGTTCTCGGCGGCTTCACGCAGATGCACCGGACTGATTTCACGGCCATCAACAGTTGATCCGGAGACAGCCACGCGAAACTTTTTGCGGGATGTCTTTTTTTCATTAGCCATAGTTTTTGCCCCTCTGACTGGTTCTTCAGTCATGATGGCAAAGCGTAACAGGCTGATACAAAGGGCTTTTGTTGTAAGAAAACGGCCAGAACAGGGGGTTAAGGAGAACGGTTTCGCGCGCGGGTAATCTTCCTGTAATTACTCAGGGGGAGCAATGATTCAGGACGCTTTTGTGCGCCAGCGTGCGCGGCAACTTTACTGGCAGGGTTATCCGCCCGCAGAAATATCACGTCTGATGGGAATAAACCCGAACACGATTTATGCGTGGAAAAAACGCGACCAGTGGGATGAAACGCCACCCGTGCAGCGTGTCACGCAATCCATCGATGCGCGCCTCATCCAGCTTACTGAAAAACAGAATAAAACAGGTGGTGACTTCAAGGAAATAGACCTGCTGACCCGGCAGCTTAAAAAACTGCATGATGGCCAGCCGGATGCGACGGCCACAGGAAAGAAAGGCCGGGCGAAAAAACTTAAAAATCATTTCACGCCGGAGCAGATTGCCGCACTGCGGGAAAAAATCATCAGCAGGCTGGAGTGGCATCAGCGGGGCTGGTTTGACTCCCTGACCCTTTGCAGTGAAGCCGGGATACGTAACAGGATGATCCTGAAATCCCGACAGATTGGGGCGACCTGGTATTTTGCACAGGAAGCACTGCTGATGGCGCTGCGTGACGATGTGGCACAACCTTACCAGCGTAACCAGATTTTTTTGTCTGCGTCGCGTCGTCAGGCGTTCCAGTTTAAAAGCATTATTCAGAAGGCCGCGGCTGAAGTTGATGTGGAGCTGAAAGGGGGCGATAAAATCATCCTCTCCAACGGCGCAGAACTGCATTTTCTCGGTACTTCTGCTGCGACGGCACAGTCCTACACAGGCAATTTTTATTTTGATGAATTTTTCTGGGTCAGTCGCTTTGCTGAACTGCGCAAGGTGGCTGGCGCTATGGCAACCCTCAGCGGACTGCGGCGCACCTACTTCTCCACGCCATCAACCGAAACGCACGAGGCATACGTCTACTGGAACGGCGACCGCTGGAACGAGAAAAAGGCCGCGCATAAACGCCAGCGTTTTTCTGTGGACTGGAAAACGCTGCATAACGGGCTTATCTGCCCCGACCGGACGTGGCGGCAAATTGTCACGCTGGAAGATGTGGTTAATCACGGCTGGAAACACACCGATATTGATGAAATTCGTGATGAAAACACCGAAGACGAGTTCCGCAATCTCTATATGTGTGAGTTTGTCCGCGAAGGGGAATCGGCATTTAACCTGAATATCCTGATTGGCTGCGGCGTTGACGGATACGACGACTGGAAAGACTGGAAACCTTTTGCTCCCCGCCCGATGGGAAATCGTCCGGTATGGATTGGGTATGACGCAAACGGCAGCAGTGGCAACGGCGACAGCGGCGCTGTGTCCGTGGTGGTTCCTCCGGCTGTTCCTGGTGGCCGTTTTCGAACGGTGGAGACGCGACGCGTTCAGGGGCTGGAGTTTGAAGAACAGGCCAGAGTCATTGAAGAGTTCACGTATCGCTACAACGTGGAACACATCGGCATTGATGTGACGGGCGGGAACGGGGAGGCTGTTTATCAGATAGTGAAACGGTTTTTCCCTGCTGCTATTCCGTACCCCTTCACGCTGTCATCAAAACGGTCGCTGGTACTGAAAATGCTGCAAATAATGCGTGCCGGGCGGTGGGAATACGATCGCGCCGAACGCGAGCTGGTCGCGGCCTTTAACGCCGTGCGTAAGGTGAAAACACCGGGCGGCTTTATCACTTACGAAACGGACCGCGCGAGGGGGATCAGCCACGGCGACCTTGCGTGGGCAACCATGCTTGCTGTCATTAACGAACCGATTGGCGGCGAAGGAGAAAACGAGCGTTTCACGGTTATGGAGTTCTGATGAGCAGAAAAAATAAAAAAGTGCGCATGAGTTCACGCATTGATCTCGCTGATGCGCTCAGGAAAGAATCATCGCTCAGTGCATTCACATTTGATGGTCCTTATCGCCTGACCGGGCATGATTTGCTGGACAATATGTACTGTGCTGATAACGGGCGGTGGTATGAAACCCCGGTGGACTGGTACGGTCTGGCAAGAGCCGCCCGGCAAACGTCCTGGCATCAGTCTGCGCTTTACTTTAAGCGCAATGTATTGCTCGGTTGCTATATTCCGCACCCGCTGCTTTCCCGGCAGGATTTCTCGGCGCTGGCGCTGGACTGGTTTGTATTCGGTAACGCATTCCTTGAGCTTCGAAGCAATATGCTCGGCGAACCGCTTAAATTACGGCACGCCCTGGCGAAATACATGCGACGCGGAAGCGATCTTGAATCATGGTGGTATGTACAGGATGGCAAGGACGCGTTTCAGTTTCGCCCTGGCAAAGTGTGCCACCTGATGAATCCGGATATTAACCAGGAAATCTACGGCATGCCGGAATATCTTGGCGCATTACTCTCGGCCAGCCTGTCTCATTCGGCGGACATGTTCAGAAAGCTGTACTACGACAACGGATCCCACGCCGGGTGCATCATCTACATCGGTGCAGCGCAGGTAAACCGCGAAAGCATGGACTCCCTGAAGGAAACGCTACAGGGGGCACGTGGTGGTGGTGCGTTTAAAAACGTGCTCATTCATGCGCCCAACGGGGGCAAAGAGGGGGTGCAAATTTTGCCGTTCCAGCAGATCACCGCAAAGGATGAGTTCATGAATGTTAAGGCGGCATCCCGTGATGATGTGCTGGCTTCGCACCGCGTTCCGCCGCAACTGATGGGGGCGATGCCGGGCGAAAAAAGTGCGTTTGGTGATGTGGAGAAGGCAGCGCGGGTTTACGCAATTAACGAGCTGATGCCTGTCATGGAGGCCATGAAGCACATCAATGACTGGCTTGGTGAAGAGGTGATCCGTTTTAATTCTTATGCTCTTCTTGATGAAAAAACAGCCCCGTGATGGGGCTGTCCTTTTTACCAGAGTTGAACCATTTTCTGGGTGCCGTCAGGCTTGAGATTATCAATTTCAGAGAGAACGTAATATTGGATGGCTTCACAAACGGTGGTGTATGGTGAATTACCTTCTTTAAGTGGCACGATATTATTATTAACGCGAACCTGTATTTCATCGTTATACATTGCGATCGAAAGAGGAGTATGCACGAACGCGACTTCGCCAGGTGTGTCGTCAACCACTGTCTCAATGCTGAAAATCAGTTTTCGCTCATCATTGCCGCCCCTTGCTTTGGGGGTAGCGGCAGGAATCTGAGATAAAGGCATTCTGCGAAACCCTTCAGTTGTTTCCAGTCCGCATGAAACGTAATGCTGGCGATTACCATCGCTATCCGTCCATGTCTGTGATGGCAGCTCCAGAGAGATTTCATAAGCATCAACAATTCCCTGGGCAAGGTGTACAAGCGGGGTCAGATCTTCATTGCGGCGAAAACTTTCCTTTACCTGCTCTCGTTTTTCTCGTAACTGCTTGTAATTAATGACCATAAAACAGCCTCCATTGATTTCTTTGCTCGTATTTTGCACTTATGAAGTGTGGTCGGCAAGGTGCTGCATCACTGACGCGCTTCGCTTGTCTGCTGCTTCGCCGGGGCATAAAAAATTTATGCCCCGGCTCTCCAGCTCCCGTATCAATCAGATAATTTCACGACGTCTTCCGACTTATCGCTATCATCGACGGCCAGACTCTTACACAATCCCACCGCGCTGACTGCATTTTCTCGCCGCCTCAGTGCGATTTTGACGGCCTTACCTTTCATCCCATCAAATCAGAACCCCTTACGTCTTTTTCACGCTCAGCGTGAGCGATACAGCCATTCTGTTGTGTCGCTGCGACATCGTTCAGGGAGTGCTATTTACCCCCTGAAACGCGGGCTGTTCCCCCGTCACCTGCGCGTAGAAAAAGCGCGTTTTTTTGTGCACGCACGGATCCTTGACGGATCCAGCCGCCACGCGGGCCGGAAGGGCAAAAAGTCGTTCAAAAAAATTGTGCAAATTTGTGCGCTATTGTGCATTGAAATAAACGCCCTGGAAGAGGGCGTTTGGCTCATTTCTATAGCTTTGATGCAGGCTGGGCTAGATGTAAGGGTTGGACATACCAGCCTTTTGATAACCAACTCTCTGCAACATCTTTACTCCTTGTTATTGCTGGTATTCCGATGCCGTTATTTACATGCATCCATGCTACTGGCTCTGCTTCCAGCGATGCCAGTGCAATTTCATAAGCACGGCGTTCAATATTGTCTCGAACGTCCAGGCTACCTATGCGCTCTTTGATTTCTTTAATCAGTTCTTTGTCGGTTAAAGTGGTCATTTGTTAATCCTCAAAACTTTATGCCCGGGCGCAAAAGCACGCGTTTTGTCTTTGCTTATTCGCCAGCCATCCTTGCGCGCCTCTTTTGCACAGCCAGCCCATGACGTACCTATATACTCACCGAAGTCTGGCGACTTATATTTGCCATCTGTACACTGGAGGCAATCACAATAGAGATGCATGGTGTAACTTGCAGCGATAGCCATATCACTCTCCTTTAGTGCGCAAGTGGTTTTTCCAGCGGTTTTGCGCCGCGCTGGGCTTTTTGCAAAAACCACAATCCATCATCCCGTAATATTTCATCAACCCCATCCGTCGGTTGCTGAGTCTCACCCACTGCCAGACGCCAGGAGCGTTTCTACGAACTAACAGAATCTTTGCTTTACGGTTGTTGGTTGCCATATCCCCCTCCCTTGATACCAATGTTTACAGCATGGCAAGCCTCTTTGAGCACCCAGTCAACAGCGTCTTTCCATGCTCCGGTTTCGGCTGGCGGATTCTCACGCTTTACCAGTTCATAGAAACGTACTGCTCTAACCAGTCCATCTGACGGTTTTGCCTGTAGTGCAGCCTGAGCTATGCGGTATGCCTGGAGTATACGGGCGTCGTTGATATCCATTCCGAACGGAATTTCTGATGATTGTGATTCTGCATCTTCAAGCCTGGCAATTTCTTTACATAAAAAGTATTTCAACTCTTGTTTTTGTTTTCTGTTCATGCGTTTTTTTCCTTTTTGTCTGTCACTTCTTTCCTGATAATTTCATTGCACAAATCCACGCACTCATTGCAGATGTAAACAGACGGTCCGGCAATCACCTTTGTGACTTCGTGCTGGGATTTATTGCAGAAACTGCAATAAACCGTCTCCTCGCCTGAAGTCCATGTTTTGCTGGTTTCGCCAGACATCAGTTGTTTGAGGTCTTTTTCACGACGAAGAACTATCTGGCCACATTCAGCTATTTTTTGGATGTTGACATTTTCTTCTTTCGCCAGCGCTTCCATCCGCTCAATCAGTCGCTGCGCTTTTTCTCTGTCAATGTGTTGCATTGTGTCCCCCTTGTTTATGTTCCCGGGTTAAAGTCATCAGGGCGGATGCGCCCTGATGTTGTGTTATTCGGGAAATAACGCCCGGATATTTCCGGCCATCTGACTGGTTATCTGTGCGGTTGATACTGGCTGTGACGCGGGGCGTTCTGTCCTGGTTTGTGTCACTGATAACGCCTCATCATCAGCCCATGCAGCCAGTCGGTAAGCCTCTGCCGGATTCATTTTCAGAAGTGCCAGCCCGGCCAGAAAAGCCACGCGTTGGCCGCTTTTGCGGGCTTCTGGTGTAAGGCTGTCCAGCCAGGCGCATGCTTCGCCTTCGTTCTTGACGGCGGCGGGCTTCAGATAGAAACTTATCCGTCTGGTTGGTGTCGTCATTGGTTTACTCCTTGTCCATTGCGTACAGCCCATTAACCAGAGCAAACTGTGGCACCCCGTCCGCGATGAAAGTCGCATTAACTCCGCAGGCTTCGCGGATAGCGGGTGCCACAATCTCCGCCCCGCCACCGACAACCATCACCCGACCGTAACCCGAAAAACCCGCCAGCGCGCGGATCACGCGTTGTTTCAGTGTTTCTTCCTTTTCACGAATAACCGCCATCAGGCTGGCGTAATGCGCGTCATTGTGGATGTGCTGGCGCAGCCAGGCTTCATCATGGCGATGTTCGATAATGGTATTGGCGATGTGGTGACTGGTGCGCATACCGTTAGTGGCCATCACCGACAGTACGGCATCGGCCATCAGAGAAACGCCTACGTGTGGATCGCAAAACACCTGGCTGATACCTGCCAGTTGCCCCTGAACCTTTGCCACATCCAGCGTGGTTCCGCCCAAATCCACAATCAGCAGGGATTCAAACGGACTCATGTCAGCCAGTGCCTTAAAGCCAGCCGGAATGGATTCAGGCATAACCCGCACGTTACGGATAGTGAATGCTTCGCCGTTCTGGTACTCCACCGGGCGCATAACGTTCGCTTTTTTGCGGTTGATGTTGGCCATGTCCGGCTGTGCGTTTGTGTCGAAATACTCGCTCAGTGGCAGGGTGACAACCACATCCACCTCCTGTGGCGTGATGCCTGATTTGACCAGCGCGTGATGAATGGCAATGACATTCACATCGCTGTATTGGTATTGCGTGTCGGTCGTCTGGACAAAGCGATCGCTGACCGGATCAAAACCATAGCGCACGCCATCAAGCATATAGTTCGCGGGCTGCGTGCCACCGAACGGCGCAGACCATTCCGACTTGAAGCTGTTCGGGCTGATGGCGTTGCGGCGTTCGCCGTTCTCAGTCCATGCCAGCTTGATGTTGGTGGAGCCGTCGTCGATACAAATTTTCATGTCGCTTTTCCTTATGTTGATTAATTAATCGTTTACGGGATTCTGAAATCCCGTTTTTGCCTGTTTTGTGCGCGCTTCATATATCGCTGCGCGTTTTTTGGTCATTTACGGGATTCGTGGATCCCGTTTCTGTCTGTTTTTTGTTCCCACGGGTCAAGCCACCCCGCAGCAGGTCTGCTTTGCGGTGGGCGCGTTCAGTGGTTTCACTGATTCTCTGTGCGTGCTCTGCGTCACGGATGGCGCGCAGCATGTCAGAAAGCACGGTAACGGGGGTTTTCATGGTGTTCTGGTCCTGCTGAAGTGTGGATGCCAGGCGTGCGGCGGCTTCGGGGTCTGATGCCCCCAGCTGTTCCAGATAGCTGGCGACCGGGTTATGGCGGATCTCCGTGCTGCTTACGCCGTGATTACGGCTCAGGCGCTGCCAGAACTGCGTGATTCGGCTGTCCGGGCGGGTATCCGGTTTGCGTACAATTTCAAATCCCTGCGGTGCAATGATGCTGCCGTCAACGTACAGGCTGCCGCCCCGTAACAGGTGCTGCATCTGCTGTTCACCGATATGCAGGCCGAGAGATTCGGCAGATTCCCGCCATTCTTTAGCGAGTAATTCGTGGTTATCAGGCAAAGGCCGCTGCTGTTTGCGGCTCTGTGTCCAGCTCTGCATTTCATCACTGCTGTTTTTTGCCTGTTTGTCACGAAGCGAACGCATCAGCGCCCGGCGTTCGTGCCGTTTCAGTGAGCGCATCCATACGTTCACTTCAACGCCGTCAGGGAGCTGCGGCCACGGTGCTGGCCGTTCTTCCGGCTGTTCTGTCCCGTTGTTGTCCGTTTCCTGTACACGGGGACAGTTATTGCCACGAGTCCAAGGGGCGGCAGGGCCGCCCTGAAGGTCAAAACCATTTTCGCGGGCGATGTCTTCTGCTTCAGGTTTACGTCTTACCAGCTTCCAGTTATCCGGGTGCGTGCACACACGGGAGGATTCCCCGATGAGTGGTGACCAGATCCCGTAAATCTGTACGCTCTGTTCGCCGTAATCGTTCAGCTCATCTGCGAGGTCGTAGGCGGTGCGAATCAGGTAGTCTTTGCGTGGAACAAGTACGCCGCCCTGTTTCTCTATGTAGGTGGCAAAACATCCGGCATCAGCGGCAGCAAGAACCGAGTCCATTGCGTCATCCTTCAGCCGTTGCGGGCCTTCCGGGTTGCGTGCCATCTGGCTGGCAAGGCGACGCAGTTCACGCCACACCTGACGGGAGGGGATACCAAAGAACTGGAACTGGCGGACCCGGTGAAGGCGCGCCCAGCCGATGGCGCGTTCCACGCTCTCTGCCATTGATTTTCCGGTTTCGTGCTCAACGCGTGGCTTGCCCGTTTTCGGGTCGATGCCATCCACGGCGCGGCTGTCCAGGTTTTTTCCGATGTAGGTCGCGATATAGCTGGTTGGTGTGCCTTTTGAGCCGTCTACGTACTCCGCCTTAAAACGCGGAGTTATGTCATCGCCCAGCTCGTGGCGGTCTTCCTGAATGGCAATATCGCGGGTGATGGCCACAATGCTGTCGATTTCTTCCGGATGAGCAAAGACCATCATATGCCAGTGCACGGTGCCGTCATGGTGAGGCTCCACCGTGCGGATGCCATACCAGCGCAGGCCATCGCGGTTCAGTTTCTTGCGGACCGCTGCAAAAAACGTGTTAACCAGGTAATCGCTGGAGTCGCGCATGGTGGCCCCGTTCCATTTGGGATTCGGATGACCGTTCTCTGTTGTGGCGTGGTATTTTGACGGGCAGGTGACAGTCAGAAACACCGCTTTGTCGCCACGGGCTTCGGCCAGAAGTTCCAGCCCCTTCATTGTGGCCATCATTTCTGCCTTACGGTGAACCGGGTTACTTACTCCCGCGTAATACACCGTCTCGAGATCAATCGTAAACCCGTCTTCATTTTCCAGCATGAAACTTTTCAGGAAATCGCGTGTTTTGTCGCGCTGTGCGCGAAACTCGCTTAACGCGTCCTGGCTCAGATAGGGTGATGTTTTTCTGGAAACCAGACAGGCGGCGCGGAGTTGTTCTTCTCTCCACTCGCAACGTAACAGCCACAGTTTGCGTTTCCACCATTCCGCACAGGTCAGGCGAAGGATTGCGCCCGGCAGCAGCTCCGTGTCCGGTTCGTTCCTCCGGTTTTTGTCTGTTGTCAGTGCGTCATAATGTGGAGGCATGGCGTGCAGGTGTAACGCCATGCGGGCCAGCATCTGATACGCCTTCAGCGTTACATCCATGGTCAGTTCGCCATCAGTCGCGCCAAAGCCATCGCAGAGTTTTTCGAAGGTGCTGCTGAACATCGCCGCCGTCATGGTGGCCAGCGTCTGTATCTGGTGTTTGTTGAGCTGCGGTAGGTAAAGCAAATCGTCCAGGCGTTCGCGTCCGGCAAGGGAGCGATAACCCGGTGTCAGCCAGCGGTGATCGGTGCGGTCCAGACGTTGGAATATTTTGCGCAGGGTTCCGCGCGCGTAGCGTTCAGCCTGCCAGCTCTTTTTGCCTTTCTGGCGATCGGCTTCCTGTTTTTTGCGCAGGAAAGAGAGGTGGCGGCTCAGAGGTTCACGCAGATAAACGGGAAGCACCTTCAGTGTGGCAAAAGCACGGGCCACCGGGTCTTGTTCTGTTGCCTGACGCTTGCTGATGATGCTTTGTGCCAGCTTTTCACGCTGTCCGGCTTCCTCAAGGGATGCCATGAGTTTTTTACCCACGGTGGATTGTGCGAAAAAGGCTTCCTCCTTCGCTTCCTGTTCTTCCAGAGCCTTTTTGTCTGCCTCAAGGTAGTAACGGATGGCGCGTTGCAGGTCGGTTTCAGTTTCCTGCCTGTGCTCCGTAAATCTGGCCGGATCAATGGCTGGCCGTGGTTCATTCCAGCTCCATGCAAACTCACTCATGGCTGGTATCCCGTCACGCGCTGCCACTCCTGCGAGAAGAGGGCAGAAAGGCGGTTAAATTCAGCGGTGTATTCACTCAGCGAGGCACACCCGCCAGCAGTGCGATGCGCCAGCATTGCCGCAAATACGGAGGCCGGGGAGTCGTAATACGCCAGCAGTGATTCTCCGTGTGGTGTCAGGCAGTGCAACGCCAGCCCGTGTGGTGTGAAGTCCACGCGGTAGCAGTCGTCTACTGTGAAATAAAGGGGGTCTGCATTCTCCGGTTTTGTGGTGCGTGCTCTGTTGTCACGACCACGGATGTAGAGATCAAATAATCCCTGAAGAACGGGAGCCAGACGGGTGTCCTGTGTGCGCACCCATCTTGTGAAGTCATGAGCGTCAATCATGCTGCAATTCTCTTTACTACAGATGTGCGAAGGCCTCCCGCCGCAAGGTGCAGGAAAGGCCCGGAACAGGAATTAATGGAGTTTGTTTTGCTGCTGGAAGAGTTGTTGCAGCTCGCGCAGATCATCCGCCAGATAGCTGAAAACAGAGGCGGAATAGATGTTCGATAGCGCGTGGCTGCGCTCATGCAGCATATTGATGTGCATGATTTGCGCGACGCGTGATGCGCGGAAAAGTCTACGGTTGATTTCAGTCTGGATGTGACGACGCGCAGCGTATGCGCGCTGTTGTTTGCGGTTTGCCATGGTGTGGCCTCTTTGCTAGTAAGTTTTAAAAACTCACCATCCAGAGGTGGAAAACTCGGGGTGGTGAGACGTACAGGGTTTCCACAACCGGCTAGCAAAGAACCCGGCCCGACCGAAGTCGGCCCCATACGCCCCACCATAATTCGTGTGCGAAAAAGACGTGGCGATACGGTACGCACAAAAAAACCGCTGGCGCGGTTGTGCGCTTTGCTAGTCAGCGGGGTGGAAATCCCGGCACCCGTTTTATGAGGTGCAGCGGAAATGTAACCTGACTGATTGCGGCGTGGCAAGCGGTTTTTTTGTGTGTGCATGCTCTGGTTTCTTACTGGTTCAGAAAAAAATCAAAAACCTTGTCAATGCGTTGCAGCAGCTCTTGCTGTATTGCTTCCGGCGTTTCCGGTTCGCCCGGCGCCTCCAACGTCGCGCAGAAATCAGCGATTTCATGATGGAGCGTCAGGCGAATGGCAGGAGCCGTGGTTCTGGCGTGCTCCAGCTCATCCAGCAGTGCCAGCACAGCAGACGGCGAGAGCATTGCGCGAAATGCCAGTAATTTTTGAGGCGTTGCCATTCGTTGCAGGGTAAATGCCAGTTCGCGTAGCTTCTGGTGGTTGATGGTGCTCATGCTCTGGCTTCCTTCAGTAGCTGGTTAAACATGTGAGTAAGTGGATTGCTACACCCGAACGGCATCGGGTTTACGTGGTAAGAAGCCTGGCCTCCAGTTTTGCGAGCGCGACCACCTGTGCTGCGGTTTGTTCTGATGACTAAGCCGCCGCGCCAAAGTTGGCGTAACTCAGCATTAATGGCTGTGGTTGGAGTATTCAGTGCTGCGGCGATTTCTCCGCCGCTACAACCCGGATGGGTAGCGATGTAGTCCAGAATGGTCATCTGCGTGGCTCCTGTACCTGTCGGATAAGATTCACCCGCGCCACGTTGGTGGCGCAGAAATAAGTGCCGTCAGTGAGGTAGATGTGGTGTGCATCCTTTTCCGAACGATGTTTGTCGATAGTGGTAATCAGGCGTTCGTCGACCTCGTATTCGCGCCCTCTGGAGGTAAAGCGAACGACGGGAAAATGCTTAATTGCCATTGCGCCCCCTTTGTCCAGTAACCCTATGCGTTAAATACGGCACGTTGCGCGTCATCAATGAATACAGCTTGAGAGAGTTCTATCAGGCGGAGATTTGTCAGAAGCTCTGACTCTTTTGTGTGGTAAGGCGTTATCAGGTATTTGCCGTGCAGTTCGGCAATAATGGTGTATTGCGTCATTATTGCCGAACCAAGAATGTGAATGCGGCGTCCAATGCTGGGCGGATTCATGGCTGCAACTGTTGACTGTGTTTTAAGAGTGTCGATTTTTTTGCCCTGTTCCTCAATAATTTTGGCTGCGTCAGCGGTGATTTTTGCAATGGTCAGTGCGTGAAGTGCTGCCATATGTTGGCTACGCTTCACGGCATCTTTAGCCATTTCATCTTCCGCTTTTGATATTTTTTTTAATGTGTCGATAATGCCTTCTTCTTTTGCGTTCATTTTATATCTCCGTTATTTACGTGTGCGAATACCTCCGTTAATACGGATGGTTTTCACGTTTTCTTATTTAATTTGATGTTTTATTTGTATCGTTATTCATCAGAGAAAAACGCTCGATCTTTTTCACTGAATTAATAATTCGCATAATCCCAATGGCGCAGTCCACCGAAATAATCAGAACAAGCCATGAAATAAATATACTCATGCGATATTTCCCAGCTTATACGGTTCAATATGTTCCCCGCATTCTGCGGCACAGATCAGCTCGGAAAGTTCGTTAAGTGCATCCAGATCATCAGCGTAAAAAGCCACGTCATACAGACTTCGGATTGCTCTGGTCAATGAGTCACGGGCCGCACGTTCAGCATGAGCGCCTGATGCACTTAAGCGAAAATAAAAACGCTCAAGTGCTTTGTTAATGAGAGTTTTATATTCTTTACCCATCACAACGCCCTTTAATCTGCTTTCTGTATTTCAGCTTCTGAATCCATACAAATAATTTCGATATAGGGTTCATCGCCATTAACCTGGCGTGCCTTTTCAGCTTCGCTAATGATTTCTCGTACGGTCTGGTACGGAAGTTCCACAAGCAGTCGCGTGCCGTTCAGATAAACGTAAGTGGCTTCGTCGGCTCCGTTTTTACCCGCCGGAGTCACTCCGTCAATAGCGGATGCACGTAATAACAGTTCACCGCGAAAATCAATAAAACGGATAAATACACCTTGTGCATGGTCTTTGGTCATAAAGCACCTGTTATAAATCAGCCTGTTTAATAAAACTTTGCCCGCGAAGCAGACGATCAACCGTGCGAAGTGCTTCGTATAATGTGAAATCCTGCCCGAACTGATTGTCGCCACAGCTCAATGCAAAAATGCGGTTTCCGGTAAACGGATTGCGTGGGCATTTGTGGATCACGATTCCAGCTTTCTCAATCAGCCAGGCGTGCTCGCCGATTTGTTTTACTGGGTAGCCATCCGGCGTTGCGTGTGTATCACTCAGGCTGTAGCGGATGTTGCTGCGTGATGCACTGGTAGTGAAACGGTTAGCGTGGCGTTCTGTTCCGGTACGAAAATTACGGCGTTGCTTCAGCATAAAATGACACCTCGTTATTTTGTCATCTGCACGTATTTCTCTTCGCTCCTGATGGTTTTCAGGAATATTGCGAAAAGGTTTACTTTGCGTTTTGTGTTTCTTCCTTCTTGGGTGACGGGGATTACTGATCTGTCGGCCTGCCTTCTTACCGCAAGAATGCTTTGATTCGTGCGTTTCGCGTAATCTTCCAGGCTTTCTTCAAGCACAGGTAACCCATGCTCATCACGGTATGGGTAGAACGCCGCCAAACGCTCAAAATCCGCTTGTTCGTATGTGTTCAGGACTTTTGCCATGATGTGATAACCTATTCAATCTGGTGCTATTTGTGGCTTTTTGTGGCGTCAAGTGGTACTCAACTGATAACCAATATAGTATTCAGGTGCACACCATGTCAATAGAGATATCAAAGAAGCTAAAAGCAATTCGAGAATCTGAGGGACTTAGCCAGGCAAAGTTCGCGGATTCAATAGGTATTGCGGTTGGTACAGTTAAGCAATATGAGACTGGTATTAGAGGTGTGGGGACGGAGGTTTTACTGAAAATCACAATGCATCCGAACTTTAAAAAATACACCACGTGGTTGATGAGTAACGAAACAAATGAGGCTGCTGGGCAGATCAGTCCGTCTCTCTCCCCTGATGGGCCAAAAAGCACATCGCCTTCTCAAAAACCCCGCAAGACTGGCACACAGCCCGGCTAATCATGGAGCGCTGGGGGCATGGTGGTCTTGTAACGCTGGGGTTTCACGAATGAGCATAAAATCAATTCCGGGAGGGTATCTTCTTGACATGCGCCCGGAGGGGCGTAAAGGCAAACGCATTCGTAAAAAATTTAAAACGAAATCGGATGCAGTTTTATATGAGCGGTGGGTGCTGGCGCAACAGCATAACAATGAGTGGAAAGGAAACTCCATTGATCGCCGTCCGCTGTCAGTGCTTATTGACTTGTGGTGGAAATACCACGGCCAGCTAATGAAGTCAGGGCATAACACGCGCCTTAAATTGCTGCGCTTGAGTGAGGCAATGGATGACCCGTGCGTGCATAAACTTAATACAACGATGCTCACCGAGCTACGTGTGTCCAGGATAGAGCAGGGGATACAGCCCAGCACTATTAATCGAGAGATTGGGGCGTTAAGCGCGATGTTTACCGCACTCATCTCATCCGGCCATTTTCTTAACGATAACCCCGTTCAAGGCCTTAAAGGAATGAAGGTTAACGAGCGCGAAATGGGATATCTGAGTAAGTCTGAATGTGTTCAGTTGCTGGATGCACTGGCTGAAAATCCTGATGAACGGCTGGCTGTCGAAATCCTTCTGTCGACCGGGGCGCGATGGGGCGAGGTAGTGGCACTGGAGCAGCGCCGTGTTCTTCATTGTCGAATCACTTTTTCAAAAACGAAGAACAGCAAAAACCGTACCGTTCCTATTTCTGAAAGCCTGTTTGAAAAGATCAAAAAACGGGGCGGGAAACTGGTGTTTCCGACGCTGGATTATCCATTGGTTCGCGATGTCATCAAAACGGTCGCACCTGATGTTCCCGACGGCCAGGCTGTTCATGCGCTGCGCCACACATTCGCCAGTCATTTCATGATGAACGGCGGCAATATTCTGACGCTCCAGAAAATTCTGGGGCACGCAAAGATTCAGACAACGATGATTTATGCCCATCTTGCGCCGGATTACTTGCAGGATGCGGTGAGGTTTAATCCCTTGGGAGGAATGTAACTATGGAAATAAAAAAACCTACAAAAAAAGAGTTATATGACTATTTACTATCGAAATATATAGAAGATAAATGCAAAGAAGAAGCTGATGAAATCAATAAGAAGTCGATGAGTCGTGTCAAAAAACATAAAGAGCGGCTGATGGAGATTACGCCAGAAATCTTCTTCCGTTTCTTGTCTGAGAAGGGGGTCTCCAGTGTCTGCCCTTCATGTGGATCGTCGCGATTATCTATTCCTGAAAGTATGGATCTTTGTTGGGATAAAAATAAGAAACCAGAAAATTTTAACAATCTACCCTTGGAGGAGCAGAGTGAGTTAATTAAAGAGAACATAAAGCATTATGTATCTTATACTTTTTTTGGTGATGTTAAGAGCATACCTGATATGCGCAAAACTTATTACACGCTGCATTGCCTGAATTGTGGTTACCTGAGCCTTTACCGTACGTCTGCGGTGCTGAAGTGGTTGGAGAAAGACAAAGCGCAGGATGGTGAAAATGGGTAATGCAGCAAGAAACCTTTTCGGTAATTCAGCAGGTAGTATGTCGCATTCTGAGCGTGATGTGCTTTATCATGGCGGCGATGGCGGCAGTAGTGGAGGCGGAATGTCAGATAAACTTGAAAGGCGAATTGAGCGACTCGAAGGTGATTTATCGCTAACAAGAAACGACCTTGCGACGCTTACTGAACGCACTACAAACCTCTCAACCAAAGCTGATGTTGGTGAGGTGAAAGGTGAGCTCAAAGCAGACATTGCTCATCTGAAAGGTGATCTTAAATGCGATATTGCGAATCTGAAAGGTGAGCTTAAATCTGATACAGCTCACCTGAAAGAGCAGCTCAAATCAGACATTAACAGCCTGAAGGGTGAGCTTACCGAAGCGATGGATAAACGCTTTGACAAGATTATGGATGAGATGAATCGGCGGTTTGACAAGGTTGATGATAATACGAAGTGGCGTTGGAGTGGCATTATTGTGCCAGTATGCACAACCATTTTCACGGCGGCGGTTGCTGTATTTGTTGCTAAATTTGTTGGCTGATGATCCACAAATTGACCACATCCCTGTTATTTGTTGTGGTTGGCTGTGTTTTTGTGTGTCTGTAAGTCTTTGATAATTATCTAACTTATTGATTTTTGCTTGTGTTTATGGCCGCTCTGCGGCCTTTTTTCTTTTCACTGTCGAAGAGTCACCGTAAAATCAACGCCATGACACTTCAGCAGAACGGATACCATGCTGACACTTGCCCGCCAACAACAGCGACAAAATATTCGCTGGTTATTATGCCTGTCAGTTTTGATGCTGCTGGCGCTTCTCTTAAGCCTTTGCGCCGGTGAACAATGGATCTCGCCAGGTGACTGGTTTACTCCTCGTGGCGAACTGTTCGTCTGGCAAATTCGCCTGCCACGTACGCTGGCTGTATTGCTGGTTGGTGCGGCGCTGGCTATATCCGGCGCTGTAATGCAGGCGTTGTTTGAAAATCCTCTGGCAGAACCTGGACTACTTGGCGTCTCTAACGGCGCAGGCGTGGGGCTTATCGCCGCGGTATTACTTGGGCAAGGGCAACTCCCCAACTGGGCGCTAGGGCTGTGTGCGATTGCTGGCGCGCTTATCATCACTTTAATACTCTTACGTTTCGCCCGTCGTCATCTTTCGACCAGTCGGTTATTGCTGGCTGGCGTTGCATTAGGGATTATCTGTAGCGCACTAATGACGTGGGCTATCTACTTTTCCACCTCAGTTGATTTGCGTCAGCTGATGTACTGGATGATGGGCGGTTTTGGCGGCGTAGACTGGCGGCAAAGCTGGCTGATGCTGGCATTGATCCCCGTGTTGTTGTGGATCTGTTGTCAGTCCAGGCCGATGAATATGTTAGCACTTGGCGAGATCTCGGCGCGGCAACTGGGTTTACCCCTGTGGTTCTGGCGCAATGTGCTGGTGGCAGCGACCGGCTGGATGGTTGGCGTCAGTGTGGCGCTGGCGGGTGCTATCGGCTTTATTGGTCTGGTGATCCCACATATTCTCCGGCTGTGTGGTTTAACCGATCATCGCGTATTACTTCCCGGCTGCGCGCTGGCAGGGGCGAGCGCATTGCTGCTGGCCGATATTGTAGCGCGCCTGGCATTAGCTGCCGCAGAGCTGCCTATTGGCGTGGTCACCGCAACGTTGGGTGCGCCGGTGTTTATCTGGTTATTGTTAAAAGCAAGACGTTAG